CAAAAGGCACAAGAGGCAGCAGCAGCAGAAGCTGATAGCTTACTGAACGGGTAATGAATGACTCTCTTTTTACTGCTTAATCCAAAACAGTATCAGACACCTGATACTAGCGACATTCTCGACGTTTATCGCAAACGTAAGAAAAAGCAGCTACAAGAGGAAGAAGAGCTTGCAGTTAAGATACTGTTGGAAAGATACAAAGAGCAGTATCCAGAAGAAAAGCCTAAAAAGATTAACTTTGACCAGTTACTATCTGGGGCACTCCAGACCCAATTCTATGGTCTGGATGCCCATAGGCAGATGCGAATCAAACAACTTTTTATTTTAATGTTATTGGATGATGACTGATATGAAGAAGGCAAGCACATGGCCGACTCGATTCGGCACACTAGGTGAGAAGGTATTTGGCAAAGACAATCCATTCAACCAACCAACAGACAAAGTCTCGTGGGCTATTGATAATTACCCCACAGACGAAATGGCTCCTACGCGTTCTCCAGTGACTGGTAAATACTATACCAGCAAAGCAGCGTTACGGGCTGAATACAAGGCTTACGGCATGGAAGAGGTAGGGACGGCTTATGCTAATGGCTACGACCCCAACAAGGAAAGTGCCCGTAAGGAGGCGGATCTTGTCCGTTCTCTAAGGGATAAAGTAATTGACAGGTATAAAGATGGCAAACTCAGAGGATACTGAAGTAATAGCAGATACGGAAAAAGTAGGGGTTTCCCTTCGTGACAGTCTTGAGTCAAAATTCGACGCAGACGATGAGTCAGATAGGGTAGAACCTACTTCTGTAGAGTTAGAAGAAGATGACGAAGAAGATATTGAAGATATTGAGGAACTGGATACTGAGGAGACGGAGACTCAAACAGATGAAAGGGTTGCGGTAGCTCCTCCTGGGGATATGAACAATGCGGAGCGAGAAGCTTTTCTCAATCCGACCCAAGAAAATGCTCATGTTCTCCAAAGCTACTTGTCCCGTAGAGCATACGAGACTCGAAGCCACTACCAACGAGAAGCAGCCAAGCTGAATGAAGCTCAAAAGCGAATTAATGGTTTTTACGATACTATCAAGGAATATGAGCCTGAATACCTAAAACAGGGTATTCAGCTCACTGACGTTGCAAGGCGTTCTATTGAGTGGGATCGGGCTATGAAGGCTGACCCAGTTGATACGGCTATTCAGTGGCTTGAAGCCTACGGTCTATCCCTCGATGACTTGTACAATCATCAGTACACGAACGGGGAATATCAGCAGCAAGCGCAGCCAGAGTACCTAACTAGAGAAGAGGCTGAAGAGATCGCTCAAGGACAAATCAACCAACTTTTGCAACAACAGCAAGAAAGTGCCCTTGTAGAACAAAACTACAATGCTGTACAATCCTTTATAAGTAGCAAGCCTTTATTTCGAGACCCTGGCACAGCTCAACAGCTAGAAGAAGCCATGGCTCCAATAGTGGCAGCCCTATCTGAGAGAGGAGGCACCCCTCAAGAAATACTTGAGACTGCCTATAATTACGTTACTAAGGGCAATCCTACTTTTGCTGGACTATCAGCAAAACTAGAAGCACCTGTAAACGTAGAGCAAAAAGTCAGAGCAGCTCAGAAGGCCAAGTCAGCTACTAAATCCATTTCGGGCTCCACAGGGAGTGGCACCCCGGCACTAAAAGCAAAAAACTTAAGAGAGAATCTCCAACGACGGTTCGGTGGAGAATAATAAGGGGAAATAAATGGCAAATTTAGAAGAAGCAGTGGTAGCGACCCTCTTTGACCAGAGCGACGCTATTGCTGACGAAGTATTGCACCATAACCCTCTTCTTGCTGCATTGCAGGATCAGGGACTAGTACGGCGTTTTAGCGGTGGATATGAGCTACGAAAGCCCATCATGTATAATGATGCTGCTGTAGGTGGATTCTACTCAGGATTCAGCTCATTCAACCTAGACGCTATTGATGACTTCACAGCGTTTAAGTTCGCAATCAAGCAGGCTTATGAGCCAGTTGCGATCTCAGGACGTGACAGAAGAGCTAACCGAGATGACGCACAGCTCCTTGATCTCGTAGAGACCAAGATTCAAGCTGCTATCGCTAGGCTCAAGAACACAGTCGGAACCTCTATCCGAGGAGACGGAACTGGTTCTGGAGGACTTGAGTTTGATGGTATCAAGAAGGCTGTTTCTACATCTCCTTCTTCTGGTACTTACGGAGGAATCGACCGTTCTGCAAACGTATTTGCTCGCAACTACGCTAAGAACGTAACGCTAACTGCTCTTAACGTGCAGGAAGAGATCACGGACGCTATCTCACGAGTAACTCGTGGCGATGAGATGCCTGATCTTGGTCTCATGGAAAGAACAGCATGGAAGTTCCTTCACAACTCACTAACAGCTATTCAGCGAATTCAGGCACCAACTAAGAAGGCGGTAGCTGGATTCCGGGCTCTTGAGTATGACGGATGCTCTTTCGTATTCGACGGTGGATATGGTTCTGCTGTACTCGAATCAAATAGCTGCCGACTCTTGAACACTAAATACTGGACAATGGATATGGTTCGTGGAGCTGACTTCAAGCCACTCGCACCTGACATGGCTCGTCCGGTTGACCAGGATGCTTTCTTCACGGTTATCATCGTTGAAGGAAACCTCTGCTGTTCTGCTCCGGCTCTACAAGCTGTTATTTACGCGTAATAGTTAAAAGATAAAGGAGAACAGACATGTCACGAAGTGGATCATTTGGAGTAAACGGTGGAAAGACTTGGGACGGTGTTACTATCCCACTTCCTGCTGTAGTAGGTGATGTTGGTTCAGACACTAACGGCGAATGGATGTTTGTCCAAGCTGACGGTGCAATAGCTCAATACGCCTTCGTTAAAATCGCAGACGATGGACAAGCTGCTGAACTCACAACTACAAACGCTGGTTCAAACAACTTGCAAGTAGGTGTGGCTCAAGTTGCTGCTGCTGACGACGAGTACCTCTGGGTATGGGTTGGCGGTATCGGTGGTGGTGGAGTTGGAACAGGCATCAAAGGGAAGGCTGCTGCCTCCTACGCTGCTGACGCTAACCTCAACACTACTGCAACAGCAGGTGTCGCAGATGATGCTTCTACTACTCTCATCAAGAATGTTGTGGGACTTACCACAAACACTGGTGCAGCAGAAGTAGAGCTCAAGTCTACAGGTTACCTAGTAGTCAATTAGCAAGGAAGCCCAGGGGGAGGGCTCCGGCTCTCCCCCTAATTAACGTTGTGGCTGTAAACTGTGTTAAGCTATATTTGGGTAAAACCTATATAGGAGAACATTATGGCTCAAATTGACTGGACTAGTATTATGAATGGGCAACAGAACCAACAGCGTAGCAAGTGGTCTGGTGCTAACATCAAATTCCTTAACGTAGTTCGTAAAAACGACGAAAAAAGTCTCGAAGCGGGTAGAGATATCTACGACGAGATTCCATCTATTTCTATCCAATGGCCTGGCGGTGATGAGACTGTCAGAGCACTCCAAGAAAGCGACAAGCACGAACATCCAGAACTATGGGCAGCTTTCAGTAGCGGTATGGGAGAAGTGCAATCTGGTATGCCACTAAAAGAGTGGACACGCATTACAGCAAGCGCACTACACGAGCTTGCGTATCTTGGTTTCAGAACAGTAGAGCAACTTGCAGAAGCAAACGACGATGTTCGTAGGCGCATGGGACCACTATCTCAGTACATCAAAGAAGCACAAGATTGGCTAGAAGCTGCTAATGGCTCACAAGCACAAGTTGTAGCACTTAAAGAGTCACTAGAACGTGAGCAAAAGCGTACTGAAAGACTTGAGCATCAACTTGAGATTCTAATGCAGCGCATTGAAGCTACAGAAGGTATTTCATTAGAAAGAGCACCGAGTGAGAAAAAGAGGGGCAGACCTCGAAAGCAGGGTGAATGACATTAAGATCGATTGTTGAAAACGTTGCAAATGAAGCCGGTTATACTGTTGAAAGCAATGTAATTGCATCTACAGAGACTACTACAAAACAGCTTCGCACAATGGTGCAGCGCATCAATCGAATCATAGGCGAGCAGTACAACTGGCCTGTACTGTTCGCTTCTGGCTCTTTCACATTAACTGCTGGACAATCAGCTTATCCACTACCAGCAGCTTTTAGCCAATATCACTACAACACATTCTGGAACAGTTCGACACGTTGGCGATTGTTAGGACCAATGAGCGAGCAAGAGTACGCTGACATCATAGGGTATGGACTTACCTCTACGGTGTTTCAGCGTTTTCAGTTTAGAGGGCTTGGAAGCAATCAGATATTGATTGAGCCTACACCAAGCACTTCTGGTGAGGTAATCATATTTGAATATGTAGCAGAGCGATATGCACGACCAGCTACATGGACAACAGGAACACTGTACGGAGCAGGAGCTTACACGTTCTACAATGGAAACTATTATACCACAACTTCTGGAGGAACCAGTGGCCCCACTCCTCCTACTCATACTACTGGCAGTGTGTCCGACGGAGGAGTGACTTGGACATACTATGACGGTGCGTACCCAGAGTTCCTTGCTGATACTGATGTATCAATCTTTAGTGAGAAGACACTAGAGCAAGGTGTACTAGAGAGATTTGCGGAAATTCACGGACTGACTGTAGTCCCTAAATTCGACGTACAACTGAATGAAGATTATAGCAGGATGAATCCTCAGAAGATTTTATTAGCTGGCACTACAGCGCAAGACACTATGTATGCGCGTGATGGTGTAGCTACGTTTGGTACGTTTGGGACGTTTATATAATGAGTCAGGCAGCAGAGGCTTACAGAAGATATTCTATTTTACGGCAACAAGGTGTTCCAGAGTACGAAGCATATCAACAATCTGGATATGGACAAGTCATTCGTGGGTTGCAAAGTCAAAGACAACGACAAGTAGAGGAAAGACAAAGACTTATTGCAAGCCAACAAGGACGAGCTGGCAGACAACAATTAGCTGGACAGTTAGGTGGATTGGGCGCACTAACAGTAACTAGCAATCTTTTACAAGGCAAACCAGCTTTTGGTGCTACTGGACAAAAAATATATGAGAACCTATTTGGTTCTGGTGCAACACCAGCAACTGCACCAGCACCTACAGCAACTGCACCAGCACCAATCCCAATAGACATAAATGCTCCTATGAGCATGATGCCAGTAGAAGGCACCACGGCACCAATGAGCACTATGCCCACTGACAGTGGTGGAATGTCAATGCCTACTGATACTGGAGAAGGTGGATTCGACTTAGGTTCTGCAATACAAGGTGGATTAGGAGCTTACAATCTATACCAAGGCATAGAACAATTTAGACAAGGTGATAAATTAGCGGGTGCTTTAGGTGGCGGTGTAGGTGCAGTACAACTTGGTGCAGCATTAGGAAGTGAGACAGCCAAACAATTTGCACCCGGAGTTGGAGCACTTTATGGAGGTTATCAACTTGGCAAACTAATGTTAGATGATGATATTCGCAAAGGTCAGGCAGGTAGAGCTGCTGCTTCAGGTGCAACTTCTGGCGCAGCAATCGGTGCATATTTTGGTGGTCCAATAGGTGCTGGAATAGGTGCTGTCATAGGTGGAACATTAGGAGCAATCAAAGGGCTAAGTGGTTCTGGTAAAGGTGAAATGCAAACTATCAGAGACAAATGGCGAGATGCCATGATTGAAAACGATGTTGGATTGTTTAACCCAGAAACGTATGAAGGCACGTTACCAGATGGAACAAAATTTAATTGGGGCAAAGACAGATTCGGTTTTGGCAATGAAGAAGCAAAAGGTGACATTAACCTAAAAGAAAACCCAGTACATGGGCAAGCTGCTTCGTATGGAAACCTTATGACCACACTTATGGGCATGGGACAAGACAAGGCAAATGAAGCTATTGCAGCTCAATATACGTTAGCATCGTTAGCAGATAATGAAGGCAGTACGGCAAATGCAACCGATCAGCAAGTAAGAGATAGATTCAGATATTTTATGCAAAAAAATGAATTTGATTTACCTGCTGCACAACAACATATTGCAGCCATGTTAGAACAAGGAAAGATTGACCAAGAGTATCATGATATTCAACAAAACAACTTACGCATGTTGATGAATGACGAATTAATGGAGCAAGAAGCAGCAACACAAGGAGTACAGTAATGGCAGAGGGAATGATGGGCAGAGGCCCAGCACGAAGAGGGCGACTTTCAGATGAGCAACGTGCTCAGATACGACAAGTACGCATGGAGCAAGGACGAGGTGCAGCACGAGCAATGCGCCGTGATATGCGAAGAGAAGCAGGTCTACCAGTGAGGCAGCGACGAAGACAAGATGGCATGAGTGACTTTGCACCACAGCCAGCACCAGCAGCTCCACAATCTCCAATGGTAATGGGACAACCGACTGGGGATATGATGGCGTTTAGACCAATGCCGACTGAACAGCCGTTACCTCCTATGCCTGCTGGTAATCCTTTTCCACAAGGTCCAACGCAAGGTGTAGCACAAGGTATAGGTGCAGCATTAGGAGGACAAGCTAATAATCCTTTACGAGATCAAATGTTAAGATTTAATGAATTAAGTCCTGAAGCTCGTGCAAGATTAATTCCAAGTAGGGAAAACTTTTTTCAAAATGCTAACGTTCGAGATCCAGGTTTTCAAATGAATCCTGAACAAATGCAAGCAATGCGCGATCAATATACACAAGCTGGTGGACAACCGATGCCAGGAATGAAACCAAACTTTGGACCATTCCCAATTACTGACATGATGTATCGTAAACCAGTAAACATGACTCCTGAAATGCAGCAGTCAGTGCAGCCACAATTCAATGCGAACATGCCAGCCATGCAGCCTGGAATGAATACTGGTGTTAATCCATTCTATAACAGACCATTAGGAATTGGAGCAGGAATAGCCAACTATTTCAAATAGGTAATAATTAATGGCGCACGAAGCGTTTACCATGCCTCCTCCATCACTAGGGTTAGACCTTGTAAGCCCTATTGATAATATGGACCCATCCTATGCATTGGAACTGGTAAACGTGTTCCCAGGTGCTACTGCGCCTATTACTCGTAAAGGTTATGAAGAGTACGTAGACCTATCTGCTGCAAATACTCACGTAAACACTATAGCAGATTACAACAAAGCAGATGGCACCTCTGAAATGATTGTAGTCTCAGAAGGTGGGACTCCTAAGATATTTAAGGTTGTAGCTGGTGTTGCTACAGATATTACTGGTTCTACACCCATTACTCCAAACTTCACAAACATGCAGACGCAGCAGTTTGGTAGTAGGTTGTTCTTGTGCAACGGTGAAGACACAATGCAGGTGTATGATGGTAGTACAGTAACAGATGCTAATTTTACAGGTGTTACACTCGCTAATCTCATAAATGTCAGTAGTTATAGAGAGCGTTTGTACTTTG